GCCGCAAGGTCATCATCATTGATGAAGCTGATTATCTAAATCCAAATTCTACGCAACCTGCTTTGCGTAATGCGATTGAAGAATTTGCAAGTAACTGCTCATTCATCTTTACTTGTAATTACAAGAATCGTATCATTGAACCATTGCACTCACGTTGTGCAGTTATTGAATTCTCTCTAAAGAATGGTGAGAAGGCCAAGATGGCCAGTGCATTCTTCAAGCGAATTCAGTCTGTTTTGCAAAGTGAATCGGTCGACTATGATGACAAGGTTATTGCTGAATTAATCAAGAAGCACTTCCCAGACTTTCGCCGTATCATTAATGAGTTACAGCGTTACTCACAGTTTGGTAAGATTGATACTGGTGTTTTGGCACAGATTGGCGATATCTCTATTGCAGAGATTGTTAAATTCATCCGTGATAAAGACTTTGGTTCTATTCGTAAATGGGTTGCTACGAATGATGTTGACTCTAACACCTTGTACCGAAAGTTGTATGAATCGATGTATGATTTAATGAAACCTCAATCTATTCCACAGGCTGTGTTGATTCTTGCTGACTATCAGTACAAGGCTGCATTCGTTGCTGACCAAGAGATTAATACTGTGGCTTGCTTGACCGAGATTATGGTCAACTGTGAGTTCGTATGATGTTAGATATATTTAAACCTACATTACAATGGATTAAAGATGACTGGAATTCTAATCGTTTTCGCTTTTGCATTGAGCTGCTTGCTTGGTGCATTAGTATTGGGTGTTCGATTACCATGGCTCTCACAGTTCCCAGCCCGCCTCTACTTACTCTTTACCCTATATGGATTATCGGCTGTGGCCTTTATGCTTGGGCTGCTTGGACTAGGAAATCTTTTGGCATGTTGGCTAACTATATGCTATTGGTGACTATTGATTCCGTTGGCCTGATCCGGATGGTTGTAAATTGACCGCTGGCGAACCGGCCGTAAGTTTTGTAAATCTTGTGGATACTAAATACAAGGTTAAGCTCCAAAAAAGTATATTATGAACCCTTTTGATTATGTTAATGCTATCTTGCAAAACAAGAAGCAGATGATTGTTGATGAAATTACTGAAAAAGATTATGCACCATTTTTGGTGAACCGCAGCCTTTCCTATCATAAGGACTGCATCATGTATGCCAATGAGATGAATCGTAGGCACTTTCTTGATAAAAAACTACAAAATGATTTCCTTCTAAATACCGTACGGTCACAGAAAAGACCATTTGCAAAGTGGATTAAAGTTGAAAAAAATGATGATTTGGAATGTATAAAGCAAATCTACAATTTTTCTGACTCCAAGGCTCGTGACGCCTGGCGATTACTCAGCAAAGAACAAATCCAAGAACTAAAAGAAAAAACCGATATAGGTGGATTAAGGAAATGATATGGTTGATTTATCAAAGTTTGTTGAGGTATCACTCAATGAACAGGATGATTTTTTAAAGGTACGTGAAACATTAACTAGGATTGGTGTATCATCTCGTAAAGAGAAGGTTCTTTATCAGTCTTGCCACATTTTACATAAACAAGGCAAGTACTATATTGTTCATTTCAAAGAATTATTTGCATTGGATGGTAAGCCATCCAATATTTCAGAAAATGATATTCAAAGGCGTAACGCCATTGCTAATTTGTTAGAAGAATGGGGTTTGATTAAAGTGATAAATAAAGATATATTAGTTGACAACATTGCACCATTACATCAGATTAAGATTATATCATTTAAAGAAAAAGACCAATGGGAACTTATTACTAAGTATAACATTGGAAAGAAAACGCCAGAATATTGAAGAACCCACCTTAGGGCTGTTTGATGCTACGGTATAAGGCGTCCGTGCAATTGAACTGACATACGTTAATTGTCCCTGTATAAAGTAAGCAGGAAGATACGCCTTCGGGGTATCATTTTTTATCAACTCGCTTAATAGGAGAAAAAACTATGACACGCTTTACAACATTATATCCTCAGTTTGTCGGCTTTGACCAACTATTCAATGAACTCGAAAGAATCGTTGAAGGTCAATCTGCACCTAAACTTAGTACTTTCCCACCACACAACGTACTCAAAGTAGATGACAGTCATTATGTCGTTGAAATGGCAGTTGCTGGTTTTAGCAAAGAAGAAATCGATATCCAATTGGATGACGGTGTTCTGATTGTTAAAGGTGACAAGAAAGACAAAGAGGAATTTGAATATGTGTATCGTGGTATTGCAACACGTTCATTCACTAAATCAATTCGTTTGATTGACACGATTGAAGTCCGTGGTGCAGAATTCAAGGACGGCATTCTACGCATTGCATTGGAGAATGTTATTCCTGAGAATAAAAAACCACGTAAAATTGAAATTGGTAACAGTTTAAAGTTACCTAAGGCTCAGTTGCTTCAAGAAAAAGTAGCAGCTTAACCAAGAGGGCTTCGGCCCTCTTTAGGAAAATTATGATTAATATGATGATACATACTCACAAAGAGTATGCTTTTAATTTCGATTCAAGTTGGGTTAAAGCTTCCTATGCTGGAGGTACTGGTCCATACGAATGGCATCCACCAAGTCCCAATGGTGAATACACTAATGTAAATAATGGATTGAATACTATCAATAAGTATCGCCATTATTATTACAAAGTTGATGAGCTTGATTTTCTCAAAGCTTTAGGTCAACAAGCAACTGACTATTATCTTGCAAATAATGATACCGATTCTGAATACCTTGGTGTTGGTTCGTACCGCAGATACTTAGCAATTCAACAAAGTGTTGGTTATGTTGGTGAAAAACTCCATGTACCATCTAATGTTGAATCATGCAAGTTATTAACATCCGATTCACAAAAAGAAACCGCATTACGATACTTACAATCAGCTGATGTTGTTTGTAGTCGTTATCGCATGATGCACAATTCAATTGAGAACCAATACTTGGAATCTCAACTGCCTGAATATTGGCAGTTATTCAAAGAAGGCATTCAAGTTGTAAATCCTAGTTATCGTAAACATATGTTGTGGTTTACTGACAATAGTATTTGTAACTACGAATGTGTTTATATTTTACCTAGACACCTATTCAAACAACTTGTGAATGAATATTTTGATATCATGGAATATATTTGGAAAAATTGTTCTGAAACATTTCCTGATAAAAGTAAAAAACAATACAACTGTACAGAGATTAACCCATGGAGATATCCTGGTTTCTTAAATGAAAGATTTGTTCCGTTCTTCTTCTATGCAAATGGATTAAGAAAGATTGAAGTACCACTGGCGTTTTTAGAATGAAACAGAAGTTTATTGATGCACACATGAAAGCTGCTGAAGTCTATGCAGAGTTATCTTCCGCTAAACGCCTTCATGTTGGTGCAATTATTGTAAAGAATGACCGCATCATTTCTATTGGTTACAATGGTATGCCTGCTGGTTGGGATAACAATTGTGAAGATATCAAAGTAGATAATGATGGCCAATATGAATTGAGAACAAAACCAGAAGTGTTACATGCTGAAACTAATGCTATTGCTAAATTAGCAAAGAGTAGTGAATCTGGTGAAGGTGCAACAATGTTTATTACACATGCACCTTGTTTAGATTGTGCCAAATTAGTTTATCAATCTGGCATCAATAGTGTTTATTATAGAAACACATATAAAAATGATGATGGTTTAAAATTTTTAGAAAAATGTAATATTAAGGTTGAAAAATATGAGTGACGTTTTTAGAGATGTGGAAACATTTATGGTTGCCGCAGGCCAAACCACAAAAGAAGATAACCAAGAACAATCTATGTTATATCGTAGGTTAATCAATGAAGAATACCACGAATTCATTGATGCTGTTAGTAAGAATGATGATGTTGAAACTATTGATGCCTGCTTTGACACGATGTGGGTAATCATTGGGTATATGAAGTCCCGTGGTTGGGATTGTACAGGTGCTTGGGATGAAGGTTCTCTAAGTAACCTAAAGAAGATTGACAAGGAAACTAAAACTGTTCTTAAACGGGCAGACGGCAAGGTTCTTAAGCCTGCCGATTGGAAGAAACCAGATTTTACCAAGTTTGCCAAGTAAAGCCTTGCAATTGTTAGTATAATGTGTTATAATTGTTTTATCGTTTTTAAAAGAGGATGTATATGAATCTACGTGAATTGGCAAAGAAGTTAGTTGTTGAGAATAAGTTGCCACATGCAGACAGGTACGAACTGTTCCTGCGTGACTTTGACAACAAGGTAGAGGTTGTTGGTTGGATGCAAGATCCAACTATCAATGTTCGTGAATTTCAGAATCGGGAAATGCTGATTCCGAAAAGATGGGTAACCATCGGTGTGTTAGATGGTAATATGAGGGTTAAAGGATGATTAAGCTTTTAACCTTCAAAACGAATCACTCAATCATGGGTGATGTTACAGAAACATCTAGTATGTTTATCATTTCAAAACCTGTTCAGGTTGTGATGCAACCAACTAAAGATGGTGCATCAATGGGTTTTGTACCATATGTTCAATTCTGTGATGAATGGAAAACAGGTATTACAATTAAAAAAGATGATATTCTTTTTGAAAGTACACCTGTATTAGAATTGACAAATCAATACAATGACATGTTTGGTTCTGGCATACAGATTGCCACATCCATTCCAAAACTATGATATAATGTGTGAATGTCTAAAAATTATTACACCAATGTTGCAGCAGTAGGCAACAATATCTGTTATCGAGGTGTGAAAGACGGTCGGCGCATTAAGCTTAAAATTGCTTATGAGCCGACTTTGTTTTTGCGCTCAAACAAAACAACCAAATTCAAATCACTTGAGGGTGTTTATCTTGAGCCGATGAAATTCGAATCGATGCGTGAAGCTCGAGATTTCGTTAAGCGGTATGATGAAGTCCAAGGTTTCGAAGTCTATGGTAATTCCAGTTATCAATATGCCTTCATTGCAGATGAACAAAAAGGCATGGTTGAATGGACAATGGAAGAACTGTCTATTGCCATCATCGATATCGAAGTTGGTTCAGAGAATGGATTTCCTGACCCATATCAAGCAAACGAAGCAATTACTGCTATTGCTGTTCGTCAGCTGAATGGCGGCACCGCAGTTTATGGTTGTGGTGATTACAAGAATGATGATGAGACTGTTACATATCACAAGTGCCGTGATGAATATGATTTGTGCAAGAAGTTTTTGTCTGATTGGAATTCAAACCCACCAGATGTAATCTCTGGTTGGAATATTAAGTTCTTTGATATTCCATATTTGGTTAATCGTTTCACAAAACTATTTGGTGAAGATGAAACACGCAAGTTATCTCCTTGGGGTCTAATCAATAGTCGTAAGGCTGTGGTTAATAACCGAGAGTTAACTGCATATGAGTTTGTTGGCATTTCCACACTTGATTACATTGAACTATACAGATGGTATGCGCCAGGTGGTAAATCACAAGAGTCATATCGCCTTGATAACATTGCTCAAGTAGAACTTGGTGAAGGTAAGATTTCATATGATGAATTCGAAAACTTGCACCAATTGTATCGTTTGAATTACCAAAAGTTTATTGAGTACAACATTAAAGACGTTGACTTGATTTTAAAGCTTGAGAACAAGTTGAAGTTGATTGAACTTGGTCTGACCTTGGCCTATGATACAAAGACCAACTACGAAGATATCTTTGCACAAACTAGAATGTGGGATGCTTTAATCTATAACTATCTGTTGGACAAAAACATTGTTGTGCCACCAAAAATTGTTAAGAATAAATCAGAAGCATTTGAAGGCGCCTATGTTAAAGACCCTCAAACAGGTATGCATCCATGGGTTGCATCGTTTGACTTAAACAGTTTGTATCCGCATTTGATGATGCAATACAATATTTCACCTGAGACACTGGTTCAACCAACCGATTACACGGATGCAATGCGTGAAATTATTATGCAAGGCGTAAGCGTTGATAAATTGTTGACTAAATCAGTTAATCTATCAGATATGAGTGCTCACACCATTACACCAAATGGCCAATTCTTCCGTACTGACAAACAAGGCTTTCTGCCTAAGATGTTGGAAGAAATGTATGTGGATCGTTCAAAGTTTAAGAAAATGATGATTCAAGCTAAGAAAGATTATGAAGTTGCGACTGATCCTAAGAAAAAGTATGAACTAAAAAACAAGATTGCTCGTTATGATAACCTGCAATTGGCAAAGAAAGTTTCTCTCAATAGTGCTTACGGTGCCCTTGGTTCTCAGTATTTTAGGTTCTATGACCTTAGAATGGCCTTGGGTGTTACTACTGCTGGTCAATTATCAATCCGTTGGATTGAACACAAGATTAACCAGTACATGAATGGCTTATTGAAAACAAATGATGATTATGTTATCGCCTCAGACACGGACTCGATATATCTCAAGCTTGGTCCACTTGTTGATAAAATGTATCAAGACAAGACAGATGTTAATAAAGTTATCGCCTTCATGGATAAAGTCTGTGAAGATAAGATTCAACCTTTTATTGACAAAAGCTATCAAGAACTTGCTACGTATGTCCATGCGTATGACCAAAAAATGCAAATGAAGCGTGAAGGTCTTTCTAACAAGGGAATCTGGACTGCCAAGAAGCGTTATATTCTAAACGTCTATAACAATGAAGGTGTGCAGTACAAAGAACCTCAGATGAAAGTTATGGGT